CGGCCTTCTTGTCGGCCTCGGCCTTCGCCGCGGCGTCGTCCTGCGCCTTCTTCGCGGCGAGCTCCTCGAGGCGCTTCTTCTCGGCCTCGTCGCCAGCCTTGTCGTCCTTCTCGCTGACGATCTTCGCGGGCTCGGCGGGCTTGCCCTGGAGCTCCGACACGGCCGCCTCATACGCCGCCTGCGCGGCCTCGAGCTTGTCGTCGGGGTAGGCGGAGTAGAAGTTCGCGAGGACGTTCGCGAGGGTCTCGGCGTCCTTGTCCGACCCGGGGAAGATGTGCACGCCCTTCTCGAACTGGTACTTGCCGAGCTTGATGGTCTGGCCCGCATTGGGGCCGACGAGAGTGAAACGCTTGGCCATGGATGGCTCCTTGCTCTAGGTTGAGAACGAGGCCCTTCTCTGGCCACGCACGCCGATCATGCCGTCGGATGCGTGACAAGGGACCGTCGGATGCGAGAAGGCCCTCCGCAGTCTCCCGCGGAGGGCCTCGTCGTTCAGTCGCTCGCCGGGCGTCAGCCCTTCGTGCGGAAGCCGCCGTAGAGCTTCGGAGGGCCGTAGGCGTCGGCCTTCAGCGTGACGGTCACGTCACTGGAGCCCGCCGTGCCCTCGTCGGCGATCGTGCCCACGAGCTCGGCCACCGGGTTCGGGAAGTCGGCATGGGTGAACTCGACCTCCAGGATGTAGTCGCCGTAGGCGTCCGTGCTGGCGTCGACGACGGTCAGCACCTGAGTGGTGCTGTCGTAGGCGGCGGCGGTCAGCAGGGCGGTCGCGTTGAGCGCGGTCACCATCAGGGCGGCGACCTCGTCGATGGTGTTGTTGGTCGCGTCGCCGACGACGGCGACGTTCAGCGCGGGGACGGTGACGGACACGTCCGGGTCGTAGAGCTTGACCCGCATGGTCCAGCCCGCGTAGTCGCCGATCACGATCGCGGTGGCGGTCGCGCCGGTCCACTTGCTGTCGCCGTTGAAGGCTGCGGCGGCGGCCGCCTTCGCGGCGGTGTCGCTGTCGGCGTACACCACGAGGGCGTTCACGCCGTTGATGAGGGTCTGACCGCCTTCCGCGGGCAGGGTCACGAGGTAAGCAGCGGCCATGGCCTGGTTCTCCTTGAGGTTGGGTCTCGTTTCAAACTAGAGAGGGGCCGAGAGCCGTGGCGGCTCCGGCCCCTCATCTTACTCAGTCTGCAGGCGGATCAGTTCTTGATGCCGTCCGCCAGGGCGAGGCCCTTCTCGTTGAACAGCNCCAGGCCGCAGTACCACTTGACGCGGGTGATGGTCTCGTCCCGGGTCTGGTGGATGCCGACGTCCTCGACCACGATGCCCGCGGAGTTCGCTGCCGTCAGGCCGGCGATGCCGTGGGTACGGGAGCCATCGTCGAGGGTGCCCGCGAAGATGGTCGTGGTCGCCGAGCTGCCGCCCTTGGTCTGGTCCACGGGGATCCAGTCATTGCGGAAGATCGGCACGTTGGAGTAGGCGATGACGCGCGCCCCGGAGGGGAGCTCGTACATGTCGTCGATCGAGGCGCCGCCGAGGCCGCGGAGCAGCGCCTTGTAGGCGCGGATCGTGCGGGCCGGGAAGGCCATGTAGTCGACGACGCCGTCCTTGTCGAGCACCAGGTCGAGCAGCTCGTCCATGATCTCGAACGACAGGTTGGAGCCGTTGTTGCCGGTCGCCGCCTTCTGGCCGGAGGCGCAGAGGGTGAGCAGGCCGGAGAACTCGTCGCCCGTGCCGTCGCCGTTGATGAGCTGGTCCTGGTACTGGCGGCCGGCCGACTTCGCCTTGGAAGCAACCTGGGTCGCCTCCTGGTCGGTCGTCGAGGACCGGGTCGCCTGGATCAGGCCGTTGACCTCGGCGTCGCCGATGATCGAGGTCAGGTTGGAGTTGACCTTGGTGAAGGTCGCAGCCGCCTTGGCAGTGATCGTGCCGCCGACGCCGAGCATCTGGACGTCACCCAGGACGTTCTCGCGATTGTAGGCGAGCGAGTTGCCGTCGATCCCGTCGAACGGGAGCAGCTCGAACATCTGGTTGACGGTGATGACGTTCTCGATGACGCCGGCGACAAGGTCGTCCTGCGCCAGCTTCGCGGACTCCGCGAGGGTAACCGAAGCCATGATATGCCTCCTAGAGGGTTGATGCGGTGGAAACTGGGGTCCATCTCCGCCCGAGCGTCACGCCCGCAGCTTCGATCTTGGGGCCCGGTCTGCATCACGCTTCCCTAGGGGCCATCTCGACGACACTCGCCGCAGCGGGTGTCGTCGATATGGGTATTTTCTAGCGCGTGGCCTCACGCGTGTGGGCCAGCACTTGCGCGAGGTCAGCGACCGCCGCGGCGCTTCGCGAGGCCCGCAGCGATGCGGTCAGTCGGGTTGGTGCTCTCCTGCGTCTGACGCTGCGTCTCGCGCTGCTGCGTCTGGCGGGAGGGCTGCTGCTGGCGGTTGTTGCCGCCGCCGCCCGAGGGGGCGTCGCTCTCGAAGGCGACCTTGTAGTCGGCGCTGGACTTCAGCTCCTTCACGAGGTCCTCGATCGACATGAAGCCGCCCGCGCCGTTGCCGCGGTAGTCGCCCGCAGGGTCCTTCACGCGGACAACGTAGTCGTCCCCGTCGGGCACCACGGCCACGGCGTTGCGGATGATGGGGAGCAGCAGCTTGACGTTGCCCTTGGCGGCGCTCAGGGCGCCGGTGGCCGCGCTGTCGATCAGGTACTTCTCGAGGGTGCCCTGCATCTTGGAGATGGTGCCCTTGTAGCCCTCCTCCTTGGTGGTGAAGGCCTTCTCGATGTCCGCCTTGATCTTGGCAGGGTCGACCTTGGACTTCTCGGCGACCTGCTGGTTGAGCTCGTCGATCTTGGCCTTCACCTCCTCGACGGTGTCGAGGCCGAAGACCTCCTTGACGACGGCTGCGACGTCCTTCTGGCCCTTGAGGGTCTTGGTCGTGCCGCGCTCGCTGCGCAGGGCGGTGTTGAGGCCGGTGATCGCGTCGACGACGCCCTTGAGGGTCGGGTTGACGTTGAACTTCTTGGTGGCCGGGTCTTCCACGTAGACGCCCCGGAACTGCTCGGGCACGTTGTCGAGCGTGTCGACGGTGCCGCTGGTGCTGAAGTCGAACTCCATTGTCTTTCTCCTTGCCCATCACGGGCTCTGATCTCGCCGAGGGCCTCACGCCCACGACGCTGTATGGCTGACCCGGGGCTATGGACCAGGTCTCATCCTGTCTAGCTCGTCAAGCGTGATCCGTCGACCAGTGTGGTCCACGAAGCGGTCGAGGGTGAAGCCCGCGCGGAACTTGTCCCCTCGCGCCTTCCCGAGCACGTCGTCCTGGAACTCAGCCGACTGGCGACGCAGCCACTGATCGTAGGTGGTCTCGGCCGGGACGGAGCCCACGTTTGCAGTCGCCCACTCCTGTCGGACCTGCGACACGGGCACGCCGCGCTCTCGCGCCTCTCGGCGGAAGCGGTTCTGGCGCTCGCGGGCCGTGTCGTCGTCGAGGACGTAGGGGCGCGTGCCGGCGAGGGCCACGCCGTTGAGCAGCGCCACCATGACTGATCGGCAGTTGAAGTGGCCGGGCGGCCTCGCGCCGGGCGGGACCAGGGCGGGCAAGCCGGGCGGGAGCTCCTTGCCCTCCATCGGGGCGAACCGCCCGTCCCGCGCCCTGCAGATGTCGCTCGTGCGCCCGTCGAGCGTCGCCGTCCATCGCAGCGCGGATACCAAATCGCCTGCGTCTACCCAGGTGAGCTCGCGGGCTTGGTTAGAGACGTGGTTCACCGCGGTCCGGACGAGGGCCTCTGCGTTCCTGCGGCTGACGGAGAGGATGCCGTCCTGGTAGAAGGCGGTGCGGGTGCCGCGGATGCGGGCGACCATCTGGTCGATGGTCTCGCCCTGCGCGACGCCGAGCCGGATGGCCCGCTCGATCGCCTGCAGCTCCGCGGCCTTGATGCCGTCGAGCCACCGGTCGAGCGACAGGCCCGAGATGGGGGTCATGATCGCCGCCCGCAGGGCGTCGATGGCGACCTCGCCGAGGACGAGGTCGACGGGCACGACGGCGTTGAGGAGGTTGCGCTCCCAGGTGCTCTCCGACTGGGCGAGCCCGAGGAGGTCGGTCATGGCCCGGTTCCCGGCCAGCTCGTACGCCTGGTCCCGCTGCTCCTTGACGGAGCGGAGGAGGGACTCAAGCCGCGCGGTGGACGTGCCCCGGGTGAGGGCGTCGGCGATCTTGCCGATGAGCTCCCTCTCCGCCTCGTCGAGCAGCCTGGCGACCGACGCCGCCGCCATCTCCGCGTAGCGGAGGACGTACAGGCGCCGCCGCACGGTCTCGTCGAACAGGCGCTCGTTGGCTGTCTTGGCCATGTCTCAGCCTCACTTGAGCGCGGTCTTGTCCGGGCCGGTCTTCCCAGGGATGGTGGCGTCCGGGTCGGGCGCGTTCGGGTCCTTCGGCGGAGCGCCGCTCCCACTGCTCGGGAACAGTCCGTCGAGGCCGCCGCCGGGGCCAGGAGGCTCCTTCTCGATCGCCTCGAGGTCCTTGTCGGCGTCGAACTCCTCGGACAGGATGTCGCGGCGCTTGAGCTCCGTGAGCAGGGTGACGCGGGAGATGTCGCGGCGCGCCCTGGCGCTGTCGAGCACGTCCAGCTCCTTGCCGTCGCCCACCGAGATGTCGGACTTCACCTCGTAGACGACCGTGCCTCCCTTGCCCTCGCCCAGCTTCAGCCAGTCGGCCGTGTACTGGAGCGCGAGCTCGAGGGCGTCCTTGAAGTCGATGGCCATGGCCTGGAGGGGGCTGATCGCCTCAGCGCTGTCCAGCGCACGGCCGGTCGCGGACGACGTGCCGGGGCGCTTGCGCAGGAACTCTGCGCCGTAGGAGGCCATCTGGTCCTCCAGGCTCTCGAGCGACGCGGCGCCGGCCTCGATGGCCTTGCCTGCGTGCTCCACGTAGTAGATGCGCCCCTGCGGGTCGGCCACGGAGAGCCACTTCTTGGGGCCGATGACGACCGGGCTGTCCCCGTCGTTCGCGGTGGCGCCGGAGACGGCGAGCATAGGGAAGCGGGCGACGGTCAGGATGTTCTGCTGGTCGCTCGACGACTGCCAGTGCTCGATGTTCAGGAAGGCGAGGTCCTCGAGGACGGGCTTGCCCTCGCAGAGCCCCTCGTGCGCGGTGTAGTAGCAGATGAGGGGGATGTAGTCGAGGCCCATGGGGCCGTCGTCGATCATCACCCACTTCTCCTTGCGGCCCTTCTGGCGCTGCAGCTCCCAGAGCTGGAAGCTGCCGCGCTCGAGCACGCGGATGCGGCAGGCCATCCGCTCGGCCCAGGGGCCGTCGGGGACTAGCTCGAACTCCTTGATGCGGACCTGGGTGAACTGCCACTTGTTGTTGATCTTCTCCATCCTGGCGTGGATGACGTCCTCGGGCTCGATGTGGCGCCAGAACGGCCGGACGCCCTCCCGCTCGTCGTCGGCGAGCGTGCGGGACTGGCCGTCGACGCGCTCCGTGCGGGAGTGGTCGACGAGGACGAAGCTGAAGGCCTTGGCCATGGCCGAGCGGAACCACTCGCGGGCAAACACCACGAAGTCGGTGCCCTCCTGGTCGATGTCCTCGGCGAGGTCCTGGAGCTGCTGCGGCACGTCGTCGTTCAGGCGGGGCGGGCTCTTGAACGCCTTGCCCGTGAGCGTCTCGAGCGTGCGGAGGGTGTAGTTCTTCAGGGTCGCCTTCGCCAGGCGCTCCTTGTAGTTGTCGTCGGTCTCGTACTGGTGCTTGGGCAGGTACAGCTCGCCTGCGTCGCGCATCGCCTCGGTGCCGGCGAGCAGCGTGTCGATCCGGTTCCAGCGGGGAGCCATGCACAGGTAGGCCGCCGACGGCGTGGAGACGTCCGGGTCCTTACCCTTCGCGCCTGCCAGGGGGTCGTGGTAGCCCCAGCGGCGCTGCACCTTGCCCGGGCTCTCGTCGACGCCGATGGGCATGCCGGTGTCGACGTTCTGATCGGCCTTGCTCGCCATGTCCTTCGCCTCCTAGTTGGGTCCAACCTGCCGCGTGCCCGCACGCAGGTGTGCCCTCAGTTCAGATGTTGCCCTGACGCATGCCCTTGTCGATCGCGCGGACGCGGTAGCGGGCCTCGTCTCCGATGTGGTCCTCGGCGTCCGTGTCCACATCGTCGAGGTTGTGGTCATCCCTCGGCAGGTTGGGCACGAGGTCCTGGAAGTGGTGGCAGTTCCGGAAGATGAAGATGCCGGGGGCCTCGCGGCGCTTGAGCGACGCGGTCGCCTCCGCGAGGGCCTTCGTCGCCGCGGCCCTCTCACCGTCGCTGGCCGCCTGCGCCAGCTCGTACTGGAGGGCCCTCAGCTTGGCCATCGGGTCCGAGTTCTGGAAGCGCTTGCGCATCTGCTCCCAGCCCTGGACGCGGGACCCGGGGGACTTGTCGGCCTTCTCCCAGAGCACGCCCTTCGCGGCGAAGTCCGAGTAGATGCTGGGCCCGTTCTCGCTGTCCCAGATGCTGGAGTCAGCGGGCCCGGGCTTGGGCTTGGAGGTGATGGCCCCGGAGTTGACCATCGCCTGCTCGCGCTTGTTGATGCCCACGGCGATGTCGGGCGCCAGCATCTTGAGGCCGGTGTTGGACTCCCTCGGGTCGGCGCCGTACCACTCGGCGATCCGGAACAGGTCGTTCCTGACCGTCCGCAGCTCGCGGCCGTTGGGCAGCTTGATCGTCGTGCCGTCGGACTGTGCCCACCAGCCGACCGAGAAGGGCTTCGAGGAGCCCCAGTCGAACGACCTGTCCACTCGCCAGCTCCGCGGGATCGGGAAGGGGTCGAGCACGTGGACCTTGGGATTCCAGACGTCGTCGAACATGCCACCGGCCACGATGTCCCAGTCGCCCTTGAGCCACGCCTTGAGCTCCGAGGGGTTGCGCGCGGCGGCGCGGAGGCGGGAGATGTAGCCCGGGTCCGCCCGCAGCAGCACCTGGTTCTCGTGGATGTTGCCGTGGAGGGCGACGCGCGGCGGCTCCAGCTCGCCGTCGCTGTCCCTCGCGTCGCGGATGACGATGCCCCTGTGGGACATGAGGCGGAAGCGCCGCTTGACCCAGTTGTGGCCGACGCCGTACGGGTTGCACGTCGCGCGGTACTTGCGGGGCATCCGCGGGTTGGTCGAGCGGGAGCAGGACATCATCTTGCGGTAGGCGCCGTCGTCCGCCCAGTTGGTCAGCTCCTCCCAGCCGATCCACGGGTAGGCGTGGCCGTGGTAGGCCCAGTAGTCGTCGACCGTCTTGATGTGGCGCAGCAGGAGCTGCTCGCCGTCGGGGAAGGTCCAGGTCTTCTCGACCTTGTTGTACTGGGCAGACGGGAAGATGCGCGGGAACCACTTCTGGGTCTTCGCGATGACGTCCGCCAGCTCAGGGTGCGACCTGCGGAAAAGGATGCCGCGCCAGTCGGGCCCGAAGCCCTGGCCGACGTGCTGCAGGAAGTCCATGAGGAGTGCGTCCGTCTTCCCCGGGCCGCGGGTGCCCTCGTAGAGCACCTCGAAGATCGGGCAGCTTAGGAACAGCTCCTGCGACCCTGCCTGGGGAACCCAGACGCGCTCGACTGTGTCGGGGAGCGCGTAGGGCACTGGTGGAACTCCTAGCGGGCTGCGTAGAGCTCGTCGAACTCGCTCGGCGTGAAGCCGAGGCGCTCTATGGCCTCATAGCTGACGACCTCAGCAAAGATAGGCTCCGCGTCATCGCCCGCTCCTTCGTTCATACGCTGAAGACGACGAGTAGAGCCCTGGAGCTGCTCAAGGGCCTCAGCCCTCTGCTCTTGGGGCAGAGCCAAGAGGTCCTCTCGACTATTAATGACGCTCATTGCCGTATCTCCAATCCTAAGCTATGCAGGAGGTTGTGCGAGTCTGCCCAGCTGGCATGTCCGACCCACGATGCCGCGAACCTCTCGAGAGCAGCACCATCGCCGGCGTCTCGAAGCTCAGCTAGTCGCCTCTTAGCCCTTGTGACGGTGGAGCGCCGCAGCAACTTGTGGGTAGGCCATATCCTATATCCGAGGAAGTTCACCCCCTGCTGGACATTCGAGACAGCCCAATGGCTGAAGCGCAGCCCGAGCACTTCTGCAGCATAGCGCCCCATTTTGTCCTTTATGCTCCGTAGCTCCGCTGAGCTGTACCCTAGAACAACTATGTCGTCCATGTAGCGATACCAGTAGCGCTGTCCTAGCCCAAAGTGGATGAACCGATCCACCTCGCCACCGTAGACATTGGCGTAGAGCTGACTGGTCAGACTACCTATAGGTATACCCCGACCCTCGGTCGGAGTTATCGCCTCCATGAGCGCCAACGTAGCCCTGCAGGAGACCTTTCGTCGTAGTATGGTGTGGAGAACTTGCCTATCGACGTTCGGAAAGAACTTGGAGAAGTCCGTCTTCAGTGCGTAGACTGGCTGTCCTGCTTTACCCAGGCGGCGCATATCTGCCTGGAGCTGCACTACGCCTGCATGAGTGCCGAAGCCTGTCCGACAGGCATACGTGCGAGGCAGGAGCGTCGCCTCAAATATGGGCCCTATCACCTGGCAGAGCGCATGCTGCGCCACTCGATCTCGGAAGGATAGGGCTGTTATTACTCGCGGCTTGGGATCGTGAACCATGAACTCCCGCACAGGCTCAGTGCGATAGGCACCAGAAAGGAGGTCCTCTCCCAGCCTCTGCAGGTTCAGCTCTGCATACTCCTTAAATTGGAGTGCTGCATGAGTGAACCGACGCCCCTTGGCCGTGCGTCGATATGCCTCACGGAGGTTGTCCTCCTCGGCTATGCGAGCTATCAGGTTCCTATATTTCTTTGCCATCGTGATAATGCCAGCCGCGAGTTTCGATGGGCTACTCCCCGCTATGCTAGACCCCTTAATGTGTTCGCCGAAGCAGGTAGAGAAGGCTAACCACCTTACTGCGTGAAAGCGGATACTGCGCCCGCGAGCCCCGATGTTGTTGTTGGAGTTCCACGGAGTGTTGTTCCAGTTGGACGAGCGCGAACCGGAGTTCGACCCGTTGTTCCAGTTACCTCCGAAGATGGCGGGAAGCTTTGCCCCTATCTACCCCTAAGCCTCCTGGCCGTGCCCACCTGAGCCGTCCTCTCCGCGAGCTCAGCAACCAGCGTGGTGGCAACGCGGTGCTGACGGAGTGTAATGCCCTGGCAAGCCTTGGAGGCCAAGAAGCGAAGCCAAAATCTCAAAATAGCAAGCCCGTCATGCGCCGCACGAGTCCTCACCCCGTCGGTGCCATGCACCAAGCCGATGGTGAGCTCAGCCTGCCTGAACAGGCAGCGCAGAGCCAAGTCTCGTGGCACCCTGTGCTCGTTGGGGATGCCCCTTAGCACAGGATACAAGTAGTCAATCAGGCGCTCGCACTGCTCTACCGCCTCAGCAGCATGCAGTGAGGCCTCGCCGTCGACTACTGTCCTTTTCAAGGGGTCAGTAGGCGAGGTGGTCACTGCGCCCGCGAGCCCCGATGNGTGTTGTAGGAGNTCNANGGAGGGGNGNTGNTCCAGGNGGACGAGCGCGAACCGGAGTACGACCCGGAGAGCCAGGTACCACCGAAGAGGGCGACACAC